ATGCGAATAGCGATGCTTCGAACACGTATGCGAGTGTCGGCTCGCGTCTGGCCTTCCGCGGCAAAATCGTCCGGGCGCAAAGCGTGGCAGCGTACAAGGCGATACGCGAGTTGGCGTAAGCGCAAAGCGCCAAAGCGTGGAGCGAAGCGACCAAAACGGAAGAACGGGATTCGGATGGTTTTCGAACACCGTTTAAAAAGTATTCAAATACCGGCGGAGCCGGTCGAAAAAAGTAAAAAATCAAGGTATATGAAAAAGATTATCACATTTCTTAAAACGAGTAACCGCTACAAACATCTTGTGGGCGGTTTGATGGTAGGCCTGCTTGGCTTTACCCCCTGGACGGCGATCTATGCTACCGTGGTGGCCGCCTGCTGTCTTGAATTGAAGGATGCCCTTCGGGGTGGTTTATGGGACTGGATTGATTGGGGACTCACTGTGGTGGGCGGTATTATGTCCGCCCTATTTTGGATATTAATTTAGTTCGTCAGTTCATTTTGCCCGTTAAATCAATAACTTTGCAGCCGGTGGAGTTTCCCAATAGTCCGTGTGGTCTATCGCGGGCACAACAATGCGAATGCAAATGGCGGTGTATCGAATGCGAATGCGAACAACGATGCTTCGAATGCGAATGCGAATGTCGGCTCGCGTCTGGAAATCTAACAAACCGGCGTACAACAATGGGGACGTGTCCCCAAGGTGGTGCCGGGGGAAGCAAGCCACAGCAACAGCACTTTAATGGTGGAAAGCTGAAAAATCACGCGTCGGGTGGAGTTTGGTAGGTCACTTGTGATTCGAAGAAGTCGGACCCGGGGAAAGGAAGGCCTTATCTTCCATATTTATTAACCGACAGCAGAACTTTATGCGCAGGGAAGGATATATCATCGAGGAAATCATCGAATACTCCAACATGTCGGAGGCATTCGATGCGGTACTTCGCGGAACCGGACGTAAGAGGTCGAGGCAGGGACGACACCTGCTTGCCCGCAGGGAGGAGATTATCGCCGAACTGACGGCTGCCATTGCGGACGGCTCATTCCGGCTGGGCGGCTACCATGAGAGGGAAATCGAAGAATACGGTAAAAAACGTATTTTGCAGATCCTGTCCATGAAAGACCGCATCGCTGTGTTTGCCATCATGAATGTGGTGGACCGCCACCTGCAAAAACGTTACATCCGGACAACCGGAGCAAGTATCAAAAGGCGTGGCACACATGACCTGATGAATCGCATACGTACCGATCTGCAAAAAGACCCGGAAGGCACGTTATATGCTTACAAGTTTGATATCTGTAGGTTCTACGACAATGTGCGGCAGGACTTCGTGATGTGGTGTTTCCGCAGGGTGTTCAAGGACGAAAGGCTGCTGGTTTTGCTGGAGCGTTTTGTAACGCTGTTGCCTGAAGGTATCAGCTTCGGGCTGCGCAGCTCACAAGGAGCAGGAAATCTGCTTCTGTCTGTATTTTTAGACCACTATCTGAAGGATAAGTACGGGATTCGTTATTACTATCGCTATTGTGATGACGGACTGGTACTCGGTAAATCGAAAGCGGAATTGTGGAAGATTCGTGATGTTATTCACGGGCAAATGGAAAAAATAGACTTGGAAATCAAGCCTAATGAACGGGTGTTTCCTGTAGAGGAAGGCATTGATTTTCTCGGCTATGTTATCCGTCCCAATTATGTAAGATTGCGGAAACGCATCAAACAGAAGTTTGCTCGGAAGATGCACGAGGTAAAATCGAGAAAGAGACGGCGGGAACTGATTGCCAGTTTCTACGGCATGACGAAGCACGCCGACTGTAATAAGTTGTTTAAAAAATTAACAGGCAAAGAAATGAGATCATTTAAAGACTTGAACGTTTCCTATAAGCCGGAGGACGGCAAGAAGCGTTTTCCCGGAGTGGTGGTAAGCATCCGGGAACTGGTAAACTTACCGATTGTAGTGAAGGACTTTGAGACCGGGATCAAGACCGAACAGGGAGAGGACCGCTGTATCGTGGCCATCGAAGTGAACGGCGAGGCGAAGAAGTTCTTCACCAACAGCGAGGAGATGAAGAATATTCTCGCACAAGTGAAGGAAATGCCGGACGGTTTTCCGTTTGAAACGACCATCAAGACGGAAACCTTCGGCAAAGGTAGAACCAAATACGTGTTTACATGAAAAGAGTTGAAGGAAGTGCCGGGGTAAAACTGATTGAATGTGTGAGCCCGGCTCGTAATGGATGGCGCATTCGTTGGGATGTGCAGGAACGTGGGGACGGTTCCGCCTCCTATATGGAGGAGGAGTTTCTGGGCAAGCCCTCGGACCGGGTAATAAGATCCGTTGTGCTTGGTTGGTATAACGAAAGGATAAACGAAGCTATTCTTTGCGGTTTTGTTTACGATGGCATGCCGGTGTGGCTGTCAAGCGAGAACCAGTTCAACTATAAGACGGCCCATGACTTGGCTGTACAGACCGGTGGTGTCACACTTCCGGTAACGTTCAAATTCGGGACGGATGACGAACCCCGGTACCGGACGTTTGAAAAACTGGAGGAGCTGACGGACTTCTATACGAAAGCCATGAGGCACATCCAGAATACGCTGGCTGACGGCTGGAAAAAGAAAGATGCTTTTGATCCGGAGAAGTACCGGGTGGAATAAATCCTTCGGGGGAGGATAAGAAAAAGCCCCCGGCCTGTTAAAAAGTAACGCCAATCACTTTTAAAACATGAAACGCCAAACCGCGCGACCGGGGGCAAATGCCCTCTGTCACGGTTTGACGTTTTTTTGTTGTTTAAAAAATGATTGGCGATGCAAAGATATAATTTTTTTGTTGTATGAAAGTGATTGAGATATTAAACTTTAACCGAGAGCTGCTGAAAAGGCTCCAGGCGGTCGGCATCCGTCTGGAAGATGCCCGGTATATCGATCTGTATGCGGATTATACCCGCCTGCTGGATCATGGTGAGAAAGTCTCGTATGCCGTGGCCGTACTGTCCGAGAAGTATTCGGTGAGCGAGCGTAAGGTTTACGCCCTGGTGAAACGGTTTCAAAGTGACTGCAAGACGCTTGCAGTGTGAATGAGTTGTCTTCTACCGTTTGGAGCGCCGTTTTCCCCTATCTTTAGGGTGTTTTAATATTAGAAGGAGGAAATGGCTATGAATAAGTATTACCGTATCCTGGACAAGATTCTTGTCGCGGGAAAGACACAGACCAACAAGAAGGGAAATATACAATACCTTCTGAATGAACAGTTGTCGCTGACACCGGCGGACCTGCTTGACATATTCGAGGGGCATAATATCGCCCGCAAGAAACTTCGTAGCGAGTTACAGCTGTTCATGCAGGGGGAACGTAACGTGGAGAAGTACCGGGAGGCCGGCATCAATTGGTGGGATTATTGCGGTTCCATCCTGGTGAACAGTTATCCTACCTATTTCGAGAAGCTGCCGCCATTGATAGCGAAAATCAACCGGGAGAAGCGCAACAGCAAGAACTATGTGCTTTTTCTGGGTGAGACTGGTGCCGAAAGTAATCAGGCACCCTGCTTGAGTTTGGTACAGTTCCAGCTGGATGACGGGGAACTGGTTCTGTCTGCCTACCAGCGCAGCAGCGACGCGAACCTCGGGCTGCCTTCCGATATTTACCACCTGTACCTGATGGCACGGCAGATAGAACTTCCCCTGAAGTCGATCACCCTCTTTCTGGGAAATGTACATATCTACGAGAACAATATCCCGGGTACCCGCGCACTGCTTGCCGGTGACGAGACGGTCCGTTTCGGGCTGAACGTGTAGTTTGCTGTATATGTCTTGCAGCGGGAACCGTTTATGTTTCCCGCTGTTTTTCGTTTATTTTGGGGACCTTTGCGGCCGTTTTTAAGGCAGAATGAAATGAGAAAGATGTATTCGTCCGCTCCGCTTCCTTTTGTGGGGCAGAAACGCATGTTTGCGAAGGAATTTATCAAGGTGCTGGGACAGTTTCCGGACAGCACCGTGTTTGTGGACCTGTTTGGCGGCTCGGGCCTGCTGTCACATATTACCAAATGTGTCAGGCCTGATGCCACCGTTGTGTATAACGACTTCGACAACTACCGCTGCCGGCTTGCGAATATTCCGGCCACCAATGTGCTGTTATCCGATTTGCGCCGGATAGCTGAAGGAGAACCCAAAAATAAACGTATAACCGGGGAGGTTCGCGATAAAATGTTTGCCCGTATTGAGAGGGAGGAAAAAGAGCACGGCTACGTGGATTATATCACGATTTCAGCCTCCTTGTTGTTCGCCATGAAGTATGTGGCCAGTTTGGAAGAAATGAAGAAAGAAGCCATCTACAATAGAATTCGGCGGGCTGATTATTCCAAAGCGGAAGATTACCTGGAAGGGATTATGGTTACCTGCAAAGATTACAAGGAAGTGTTCAAATGTTACAAGGATGTTCCGGGTGTGGTATTTCTGGTTGATCCGCCATACCTTTCCACTGAAGTGGGAACTTACAAGATGTACTGGCGTCTGGCCGACTATCTGGATGTACTAACCGTGCTGAAAGGGCATTCGTTCGTGTACTTCACCTCGAACAAGTCTTCTATTTTAGAACTGTGCGACTGGATGGACCGAAATCCATTTGTTGGCAGCCCGTTCAAGGAATGCAGGAAAGTGGAGTTTAGTGCAAGCGTAAACTATCAAGCTAAATATACAGACATGATGCTGTACACGAAGCCGGATGAAGTGTCAGGTATAGCAGCTTAACACTGCATAAAGATAGTGAATTATTTTGAATCTGCAATGGCTTTTAAATGATATTTTAAGGTCGTTTTAAGAGGGTTCAAGTGAAAGAAAAACGGTGGGCTTTGGTCGTGTAGAATAGGACCGCGCTCACCGTTTTTCTTGTACGCGTCGTTTTTGTACTTTTTGAAACGCATCGTTTTTGTTAAGCGGCACGTCTGGTTTTTCCGGATTTATATTGCGGCTTCACCATTACCGGCATCTTTAACTTTAAAAGTATAAGAAGCGCTTGTCGTTCCGAACAAATCGATAGAACTATCGAATTCTTTTTCAGAGTTGCTTGCTTTCAAAGACAAGCCGTTATACTTACTAACACTAGTCCCTGCACCTGTTCTCTTTGCAATAGTATATGTACCTGTATTAGCATTCTTACTATCATCTGCTAATGTAACAGCTATAGGAGTTACCACAGCGTTTTCTTTATAGAATAAGAATGCAGCGTCGGCAAACGGTGATACAAACTTAACTTCAAATGAAGGTATTTCAACTTTCAGTTTTGTATTTGCTGTTCCACCAATAAAGTAGTTACCCTTAACAGTTACATTCTGTTTAACCTTATTATCAGCAATAACACCTGTGGCTTCAAGAGTTGGAGTTGCACCAGTTGTACAAGTAGCCAAAGCAGTGCCATCTGCTGCCGGCTGAGGTTCAAACTTAATATTTGCCCATTTGAAATCATCTGCAACTTCATTATAAGCATTGGTCATGTTATACTTCTTCACATTAGAACCGGTGCCACTCAGAAGAGCTGTCAGTACATTGTCTGTAAATGCTTTACTCTTAGACAAAAGTTCATCAAATGCAGGCAATGTAACCTTAACAGGAGCAGCTACTTTCTTAAACTCATTACCATCAACATCTGTCAATGTCAAGTTCAAAGTATAAGAACCTGCTTCGGCAGTTGTTTGATATGAACCATTCTGAATTACTGCATACTTAACAGTCTTGATATTTTCTGCAGTTACAGGAGTTACTTCTGTTTTACCATCTGTACCGTCTGCCTTCAAATCTTTATAATACTTCACAGTAGGAGAAGCATAGATAAATTTAGCAGCTTTATCATCAGCTACTGTCCATTTCATACGAGTAGCAGCAACTTTGGCAGCATCAGCAGTTGACATTCCGGTCAGAGCAGTACCCAAATCGATAATAATCTTACCCGGAGTATCCATTGCTTTGTAAGTTACTTCAGATACCGGAGTTTCAGGGTCAACTTCTGTTCCTTCAAAGTTTACAGTAAAATCAACTGCAGTCGCAGTAGTACCGTCAAACTTCACATAATTTACTGTCAAAGAAATATTCTTAGCTCCGGCTGCAGCGGCAGTAGAAGAGATAGTCATAGTCTTACCATTGATAGTAATTCCCTTATTTGCCAATGTAGTAGGAGTCTTAGTAGTCAGATAAGCATCATAAGCTACTCCTGTCTGGGTATCTATTACATAGCTACTACCATCCTGTTTCGTTACCATATTATCCACTGAGAAAGTAACCTCTTTTCCATAAGGTACTGTTACAACAGCAGGTGGATTAGAGAATCCACTAGCGGTAGCTACCAATGCACCATTTGCATACAATGCATTAACCTCCTTGTTAGTCACAGCTGCTGTCGGTGCCACTTTTGTGTCATAACTAGTCAAAATGTTACCATCTACCTGAACAGCATAAGCTATATCACTACCTTTATATTGAAATGCTTTGGCAATATTACTTGCAGTAACCGTGCTATTAGGTTCTATATCCAATACCCATAGACCATTAGCCGAAGCAGCCTTAGTTATGATACCTTCATACGGAGTAGCCGAAATAGTTGCAGGAGCCTCTGTTTCGCCATCGCTGGCAATCAACTTAATAGCTGCTGCCGACAAATCATAAGAAGCAGGAGTAACACGAACCACTAAAGAGCTAGGTGTACCTACCAATAATTGATCTTTGGCAATTGCTCCTTTAGGACCGGCCCAATTGCTATTAGCAGATGTAGCTTTACCCCAAGGCAGAGTATAATCGCTAGTTTTCATAATTTCAATTCCGGTAATAGCAGCCAATGCTGTAGGCAACTTGATAGTCTGTAACGTTCCGTTTGCATCCGGCAAAGTAATAGTTACCACACCGTTAGAATTATCGGTCAAGATAGCATATTGACCCACTTTCATTCCGGTAGCCTTACCATTGATTATTAATTCACCGTCTTTTACTTCTACGGTGTCACCTACCTGACCGACAACTTTACCATTTACTTTCAGGTCTTTACCATCTACTGTAATGGTTACTTCATCTACATCGGGGGCAGTAGTCTTGATGGTATACGTTTTTGTACCTGTACCGTCAACTACAGTCAATACACCTGTCTTTTCGTCGAAAGTCACACTGGTCACACCCTTGTCGCCAATCTTTGA